GTAACGGATCCGCCGTACGGTTTATCCTTCATGGGCAAGAAGTGGGATTACGATGTGCCGTCTACCGAGATATGGGCAGAATGCTTGCGTGTGCTAAAGCCCGGAGGTTACCTGCTGGCGTTTGCTGGTACTAGGACACAACACCGCATGGCGGTACGCATTGAAGATGCGGGTTTTGAGATTCGAGATATGTTAGCGTGGATGTACGGTAGCGGGTTCCCGAAGTCTCACAACCTAGACGGTGAACATCAGGGCTGGGGTACGGCACTCAAGCCAGCCATGGAGCCTATTACCATGGCACGTAAGCCCTTCAAAACCACGGTAGCGCAGAATGTGCAGGAGTGGGGTACAGGCGCCATCAACATAGACGGTTGCCGGATTGGTGAAGAGGTAACTATAACTGTACGCAACGGCAACAGTGGGATAAATGGTAGATATGGGAAAGACACCAGAGTTTTAGTAAAAGAAAATCCAATCGGTAGATTCCCAGCAAATGTGATGCACGACGGAAGCGCAGACGTGTTAGAAGGCATGGGCGAAGCTTCACGCTTCTTCTATTGCCCTAAGACAAGCAAAGCAGATAGAGACCATGGATGCGATGCGATGGAAGCAAAGCAGTACAGCCATGACGGCAGAGAAGCAAGAAACGAGACTGCATACCAACGCAATGATAGCCAAGCACGTAACAACCACCCAACCGTGAAGCCTACGGAACTGATGCGCTACTTGTGCCGATTGGTTACACCTACTGGTGGTGTAGTGCTTGACCCGTTTACCGGGTCAGGTAGTACTGGACGTGGTGCAATCCTTGAAGGCTTCCGATTCATTGGTTGTGAGATGGATGCAGACTACGTCAAGATTGCAGAGGCAAGAATACAGGCAGTTATGCCAAAAGAGATACAGCATTGCCTGACATTAGACTAGTCCTGCCAAGACCACATGAAGCGCAAAATGTTATCTTGCGGGAAGCCAAGCGGTACAACGTGCTTGCTTGCGGGAGACGCTTTGGGAAAACAACGCTAGGTGGTAATTTACTTTCAGACCCTGTTCTAAAAGATGCGCTACCGTGTGCATGGTTTGCACCCACTTACCGCTTGCTGGAAGAGGCATACAACGATCACAAGCGCATTTACCAACCTGTTATCCGGCGAGCTGTGCAGACACCAGCACCGCGCATTGAACTGATAACCGGGGCAGCGATTGACTACTGGACTTTGGATGACCCTTCTACCGTTGCTCGTGGTCGTAAGTACAAGCGGGTCATCATCGATGAAGCCGCAATGGCTAGGCATCTAGAGCAAGCCTGGACGGAAGCCATACGCCCAACCTTGACAGACTTCAAGGGGGACGCGTTCTTTCTGTCTACGCCTAAAGGCTCTAACTACTTCCGCACCCTATACAACCAAGCCGCTACTGATGCCGACTGGATGTCTTGGCAGATGCCAACCACGGCTAATCCTTGGATTGATCCGGAGGAAGTAGGCAAGGCGGGTGAGTCCTTGCCATCTATCGCTTTCCGTCAGGAGTATTTAGCGGAGTTTGTCGATGCTGCGGGAGCGCGAATCAAGCGGGAGTGGTTGCGATACGGTGACTGCCCTGAAGGATTGCCCACCTACATCGGGGTTGACCTTGCCATCTCTACGAAGTCTGAAGCCGACTATACCGGGGTTGCCGTTGTATCTCGTGGTGAAGATGGCACGATCTACGTTAGAGACATCAACCGGACTCGTGCTGACTTTGCTTCCGTGCTACGCTTTATCGAAGCCATGGCGGACAAGTGGAAGCCGTCTATGATTGGCATCGAGCAGGTGCAGTATCAGGCGGCTGTTGTACAGGAGCTTCTACGGCGTACAAAACTGCCTATACGGGGCATCCGGCCAGACCGTGACAAAGTGACCCGCTTTGCGCCTCTAGAAGCCCGCTACGAGCAAAGCCAAGTAATGCATTGCCAAGGCCTACCGGCTTACTTTGAGGATGAGCTGTTATCCTTCCCGGTTGGGAGGCATGATGACGTGGTGGACGCTCTGGCTTATGCTTGGCAGGTGTGCGGATCTAAGCGTGGCTGGGGTGCAGTGTAGTTACGTGCGGTTACGTGCGAAATACGAGCGCACGTAAAATATATTCCTCTATACCCTTGCAGTATATATACTAACGGTGTATATTATTGACATCAAGCAGGGAGATAGAGAGATATGAAGACAGCAAACAAAGAGATTCGCCAAGTGTTGACCGAAGATGGTGTGGTTGTAGATGTAGCACCAGTTGGAACATGGCAGTGTGCAGGTGAGTGGGCAGAGTCGCTCATCAAGATGAATGCAGATGCTGAGACATCTTGGTATTACGAAGGGTCAAACGAAGACGGAACAATCAAGACATACATCATCAGCGGAGATGCATACCGCTACGAGATGAAGACCATCTAAACCAGAGAAGTCACACAGCCCCCGCAAGGGGGCTTTTTTTATTCTGTGGGATACTAGGAGCATGGGTATCTTTGACCGCTTCCTAGGACGCAAAGCAGCTGCGAACCCTACCGCAATGCTTCCGTTACCATTATCCCAATCTCGTGATGTCTACCTGACAGGCTACGGCTCTGGTCAGTTACAGACATTACTACGCCGAGCCCTACCGGGTAGCACCAAAGACTGGGCAAGAGTAGCGGGAGACCTTGGGCTAAACGGTATAGTGGCAAGCGCGATCGACTGGTACATAAGGAACTTTCCTCAAGCAACAGTCAAGTACTACCGCCCGGTAGACAGCCAGCAAGCCGAACCTGTAGAAGACCACCCGGTAATCGCTCTTATGGCGCAGCCTGATCCAATGGTCATGGGTTCGTTATTTTGGAGCTGGGTTATCCAAGACTACAAACTGTTCGGCAATACCTACCTGCGGAAGATACGGTCTACTACCCGTGGTGTTGTGACAGCTTTGCAGTTCCTTCCGCAAGACATGGTGCGCCCTGTCGGTAACGGCATCAACCCACTAACGCATTATGTCTACACCACGGATGGTAGGTCATTCGACATCCCTGTATCTGACATCATCCACATTCGGTACGGCAGGGAACCTTCGGACATCCGCCTTGGACGTAGCCCGGTAACCGCTGTCTTGCGCGAGATTGCAACAGACAACACCGCATCAACGACCGCATGGGGACTGCTGGCTAATGGTGCGATGCCATCGCTCATAGTAGGGCCTGATGCCAAAGACCAGACCGTAGACATCTCAATGGACGATGCACGGCAGGTCAAGCGACAACTTCATGAAGACCTAAGCGGTGATGGTTCCGGCGGTATTGTTGTCATGACCGGAGCATACAAGATGGACAGGGTAAGCCTGACACCGTCTGAGCTTGCTTTGGATTCCGTGAGACGCGTACCTGAAGAGCGTATCTGTTCAGCCCTTGGACTCAACCCAATGGTATTGGGTCTTGGTGCTGGTCTTGAGCGTTCGACCTACAGTAACTATGAACGCGCACAGCAGGCAGCATGGGAAGACGGCATGGTGCCTTTGCTCCGTGTCTTGGCCGATGCGATTACCGCTGACCTCCTGCCAGAATATCCAGAGACCCAGCAGGGTGACTACATTCAGTATGACCTTGAAGGTGTACGGGCTTTGGCTGATGACCTTTCAGCGGAAGCCGATCGTGCTGAGAAACTTTACAAGGCGGGCATCATCGATAGAGCGGAAGCCAAGCGCATTGCTGGTCTTGAAGCCGTGCCAGAGGATGAAGGGCAACTACACCCACAGGCAATCCCGGTACAAAGCACAGACGCTCCCGACGCTCCTGCTATCCGGTCTTTTGAGATGAAGTATCGCCCAACAGCATCCATGAAGGAAGCCGCACAACGTGCGCTTGATTGGAAGGCTGAGGGCTTCGACGGTGGCACACGGGTAGGACTCGCAAGGGCAAACCAGATTGTAAACGGTGAGCAGTTATCCGAAGACACCATACTCCGGATGTATTCTTTCTTCTCCCGTCATGAAGTCGATAAGCAGGCTGAAGGCTTCAATGCTGGTGAGGAAGGTTTCCCTAGTGCTGGGCGTGTAGCCTGGGACTTATGGGGCGGTGATGCTGGATTCCGCTGGGCAACATCCAAGCGCAACCAGATACAAGGTGAAGAGTCCAAGTCGGTAGATTGTTGCACTCCGGGGGTAGTGTACAAGTCTCACCCTTTTTACGGGTACGAGCTGATGGAGGCTCATACAAGCGAGTAGATGATGGCACGGGACGTATCTATGCCGCATCGCAGAAGTTCCGCAACGACCTGCTGGAGCGTGAAGGCGTAGCCATAAGCCGGATGCAACGGGCTTACAAAGCCGCTACCGCTGCAAGCATCGCTGAACTGGAAGCACTAGAGGAACGCATCGCAGAGCGTGAGGCAAACGGGGAAGACCCATCACAAACTATCCTGTGGATGCGTCAGCGGATCATAGACAACATCGAGGAACTTGGTCGTAACTTGCAAGCCTTTGCAATCGAGGGGGCAACCATTACAGCTGATGGACAATTGCAATCCGCCATCCTTGCGAATGAGACGAGCAGCAGCTTGGTTGAAGCGGCGGCAGGTCGTAAACCGGCTAACGTCAGCCTCGGAAGTTCATGGACAAACCTACCCGACGAACAGCTCCAAGCCTTTGTCGGCATGGCGGGTGATGGAAGCCCTTTGGGTGAGTTATTTGCGACCATCCCGCAGGTAACTACCGATGCTATGCAGATGGCACTTGTACAAGGCATCAGCCTTGGTGAAGGGCCACGGACAGTAGCACGACGGGTACGCAAAGCGGCAGACATTGGACGGCAACGAGCCGAGACAATAGCACGTACAG